ATGTAGAACGTAAACCAACTGATGTAGACCTCCAACAAGTACGTACAGTTCAACTTGGCGTAGATACAGATACACAAACGGAACGTCTTTTGCGTGTACCAGAAGTGGCCGCAGCCTGGGAAGCAGCCAAAGCAGGAGATAGTTATTGGAAAGCAAAAGGAAAAGAATTTTTCCTGGACCTCAACAAACCAGATGAGTTTGCTGTTCTCTTCCGGATGTCTGATCGACCGGAAGATAAAGAGATTGCTTTCAAGTACAACATTCATGCAGATTACGGCATCACTGAGCTGGAAGATGCTCTTAACGTTGCTGTTGGTGAAAAAGCAATTGTTGACGTAAAGCGTTTTGGTGCGTTAACTCAGAACGTCTTAAAAGATACAATTGATCAGATGAAACAAGCAAAAGCACGAGAACAAGAGCTTGCCATCTTTAATAGCTTTGATACTTTTGGTGAGATCACAAATATTAATAAAGATTTAACAAATTCAATTCTTGGTGATTCTGGGATTGGTGGAGTTCTTTCATTTATGGGTGGCGATAAAGCTCAGAAATCTTTAGAAAAATCTCTGCGTGGAATTACTGGTATTAATAACGAAGTCACTTATAACTGGCAGCAATGGTTTGATGATACTCTTAAGAAAAAGTACCAGGAAGATATTGAGCTGGGACTTACAAAAGATGAAGCACAAGAACAAGTAAAAATTCAAGGGCAGTTTGCACGTGACTTCATTGATCAATATTTGATTCCGCGTTTTAACGAATCAAGATCGATGAATGAATTTGTCGAGTATCTTGATGTACGTCAATCAGAGCAAAACCCATTTCAGACTCAAGACATTCTTAATGCTGTAAAATTGGTTGCCGATTTGAAAGCTAATCAATATATTGAAGAGTTGCGTAAAACACCAGAACGATACTTTAATGCTGAGTTTTATTTCAACCCATCGGGAGACAAAGCAAGAGAAGGTGCTTATGCAACACAAGCGCAAACAGTTAACGCCGACTGGGAAGCAGCTAAAAATGGAGATCCCTACTGGGCATCACAAGCTTATCGCTTTGGTGTAGACATCAATGACAAAGATGCCTTTGCACGCATGCACTTCCAAGTCAAAGGACAAGGACAAGGATATGATCCAGCGGATGACATCTTAAATGCTTCTAAAGTCAGCGATTACATCTACAGTAAAATTCTGCCTGCACTTAACGAAGAGGCCCTGGCGCAAGGGACAGTCTTTGGTCAGTTCCTGCGGCCAGAAGAGTTTGCTGATGAAATGCTAAAAGGACTGGATCCAAACGATAAAGACACTTGGAATGAAGTATTGAAGAAGTACGGCCTTGATAAATTTGGCGGAACAATTAATGAGTTAAAGGAGTACATTACTGAAACCGTTAGAACTGGATCAGCTCAAGAAATTAGAGAACAAATTAAGTATCTAAATGAAAAACGAGAAAAACCAACGCAGGAAATCTTAGGTGTAAGTTACATTCAAAGGGAAGAAGACTACAAACCCAAAGATACCGTTGAGGGACAGACAGAGCTTTACAAAACGTTCCAGTCTGCTGGTTTTAAAGGTACAGAAGATGAGTTTTACGAAAGTTTTTTCCCCGACCTTGACCGCTCAGAACAAGTTGCACTTACCAAAGCAGGTACAAACCAAGCATTAAAAACAACAGGTCTTGACTTCTCTGACCCGTTTGCTTCCCTTGGTACGATTGAAAGTTTCTTTGGTGAAGGACAGAAGGAAGAAGAAACAAAAAGAAGTAGTTATTTTACAATTGATGAAGATGAAGAATTACCGACCAAAACAAAAGCTGGTCAAGGATTCTTGGATGAATTTACATCGATGTTTAAAGGGTTTAGTTGATGTCAGATAAACGTAAAAAAGCAGCGAAAGCAGCTAAGCTAGCGAAAGATGATATGGCTTGCAACAAGCCAAGGAAAACTCCTGGTCATCCCACCAAGTCACACGTGGTTAAAGCGTGTAAAGGTGGGGAAGAAAAAATTATTCGCTTTGGCCAACAAGGCGTTGAAGGCGCCGGTAAAAACCCTACAACTGAAAAAGATAAAGCTAGGCGCAAATCTTATTATGCACGTCATAATGCTCAAGATGCAAAGCCGGATATCATGTCAGCAAGATATTGGAGTCATCGCGTTAAGTGGTAAACAAAGTTAAATGGTAATTTAAATGGGAAAAGTAAAAGGCAACACGTCAACCAAGAAAGAGTCTCGTCCTAAGTTAACAAAACAAGGACAAGGGCAACATTCTAAACCTTCCCACGGACGCAAGAAGTCCCGTGGGCAAGGTAAAGGGTAACAGTTAGTTTCAATTAAGACTATTATGGGAAATAGATGAACTATTTCTCATGTCCGATTTTTCGCGGGCAATTAAACTAATCAAGAAATATGAGGGGTTTAGCGAAAAAGCGTACCCAGATCCGTGTACTGGAACAACTCCTTACACGCTAGGGTTTGGGACACAATATTATCCCGATGGCGCGCCAGTGCGTCAAGGGCATTGCTGCACAGAACGGAAAGCACTGGAATATCTGAACCACGAAGTAGAAGTCATCAACGAAGAATTGATGCGTCTCAACCTGGGCCTTGATGACTCGATGGTTAATGCGCTAATTTCTTTTATTCATTCCGTTGGTTGGGAACCATTCCTTTACAGTCCCATCATCGATGCAGTAGAGATTGAGGATTGGCGTGGTGCAGCAGAACAAATCACACGTTGGGTCTTCGATCATTACTATCGGGTAGTGGGCGGACTTCTTGATCGACGCAGGGAAGAATCTTCACTTTTCCTATCGGAAATACGTTCTTCTCTTTCACCTACAGGGGGCATTCTCCTGCGTGCATTTTCTAATTACGGTGGGGCTGAGCACCAGATCAGATCAATTGAAGCCCTGGAACGAAAGCTCAATCCTTATACTCTGGCCGAGTTTGCAAACCAGTTCGATCTAGAAGTCACTTTTGATTTTGGCCAGGAGCATGAATGGAGGGGATCATCATTTGACTCGTGGGATTAGAATATTTGAAGACAAAGCAAACAAGATGGAAGACACTGTTCGTCCCCGCGAGTTAGAACTCCCTCTGCAACTGCAATTTGCCATGCGCAAAGCAGAGCTTGAAGCGCAAGAAATGACGTGGGATGGCTTGTATGCAGCCCTTTTGAACCTTTATCAACGCCGTTTGATTGAGTGGGCAGCAGTGAAAGACATCCTTCAAGGCGAAAATATCGAACTTGAATTTGACTGCCCGACTCAACTTGAACTCGTGGAACTCGCCATGATGTGTGAAGGTGACGACGATGATGAAGACGATGATGACGAACTGATGTCAGTCTTCTAAGTACTGAATCAAACGATCTAAATACCACTGAGCTTTTTTAAGGGACTCAGCACCGCCTTTGTGGCGCTCTCTCCATAAATACTTTACGCAGTTTCCCTTCAGATAACCACGATACTCTTCTGCGGTTAACTGTGCTTCAATTGCTTCAATACATTCGATACCACCTTCTGTGTAGTGCGGGGGGTGGTTCACTACATCCACAACCTTCCGTTGAGGCATTGGACAGAAACCGTCCTTACACCCGTCTTCTGAATCTACCGGCGTAAACCACGGCGCTGCTTCGACATCTCGATCTCGTCCTCCGGCATCCCCTCCAGTTCCAAGACTAAAGACCTGGGCTTCGGATTGGCGCCCATCTTCATCCCTTCTTCCATACTCGGAATATACCCCGTCAGTCCGCATCGCTCTCCTCCTTCAAGTTGTAGGTTCTGGCGCTCACGACCTTCTTGGGTGAGCACTAAACCACGATTATAAAGGTCTTGAAGAGGAACGTCGTTGGTCTCGTTATCCAACTCCTGTCCAAAATCAGCCAGGCTTAAGCACCTGTTTTTTACTTCATCATTATTAACAATGAAGTTATCTAAGAAATCACTCATTGATGACGCAGCGTGCATCATTGTTATATCTTGGCCTGAATTCCTTCAAGTAAAATAATAACATGGCAAGATTTTTAGACCCCACATACGATCCCAGGAATCAGTCCGGTACCTCTGGAGCTGAGGTAACAGACCTTAATCCTGAACAGGCGTATGACACTGACGTTCGTCGATTAGACGAAACAGCACGGGAGATTGCTGATGAAACAGATGTACGCAATACCAGGCAACAAGATCGAGTAGCCAAGTACATGGCAGCAGCTAAAACCGCTGGTGCATACAAGCAAAGAGCCTCGATTGATGAACCACAGATTCATGGTAGAACTCCTAGGAACGAAGCAAATATCGATGGTGTAGTTCTTCCCAGCCAGGGAGACTCCGGTGGTAAAGCCGGTGGTGTCAGTTACGCACGAAAGCCCCAACCCTTCTCTGGTACTTTTAGAGGATT